CGGGTGCAGTGGTCGCAGAATACGAGAGTCTGCATCCCAGGCTGCAACCCCAGCGGATTTGCATCGATTCCATTGGTGTAGGTGGCGGAGTGTGCGATCGCTTGAGAGAGCTCGGGCTGCCCGCGATCGGAATTAACACCGCCGAGGCTCCTGCACTAAGGGCCACCTATTTAAACCTCAGAGCGGAACTTTGGTTTAAGCTGAAAGCCTACTTGGAAGCGAGAGATTGCTCGATCCCGAAAGACGATAACTTACTCGCCGAGTTGGTGTCCGTTAAGTATAAATTCACTAGCTCGGGCAAGCTTCAAATCGAATCAAAAGACGACATGAAACGACGCGGACTCAATTCGCCGGACCATGGCGATGCGGTGTGCCTGACCTTCGCCGTAGAGGGCGCAACCGTAATGCACGGCGGATCACTAACAAGCGATTGGAACCAACCCTTGAGGCGCAACCTCTCCATCGTTTGATAAAATATAAGACTACCTTTAACCCCATATATGGTGGTCTTACATGGCAATGACAGATAACCCCAAGCCTTACAAACGCGGTCCAGCAGGACTTCGAGATGCAGCCGTGGACGTTGCAATAATCCTTAACGCAAGCGGCATGAAGAAAAAGCGCAAGGCGAAGAAGAAAAAGTAATCGATGGCAATCCCTTTACTTAGAGCCCTGGGCGCAACTGGTGCAGCCGCTAACGCTGGCCAGGCGTTGATTGCGCCAATTAGCGAAGCGCCTTTCACATTGATGGAAGCATTAACAACTGATACGCCTACATCACAAATACGAGAAAACCAAGCGCGTCGATTAGCACAAATGGATTTTCAGCCTGGCGCACTTGGCCAGCAATACACTGAAAACGCACAACGCGCTATCGGTTCAGCAATCAATAATTCCAACATCCTTGATGCGCTAGGCAATGTTTACAATCGTTCGCGCATTCTTCAAACACCCGAACGCGCCATCAGACAGTCTGCTGATTTATTGCCTGATCGAGCTAGAGTAGTTGGCGGTTCAATTTTATCGGCACTAGGATTATGAGCGAATTAGAAATCGTACAAGACGATCAATTTGAAGAAGACGCAATGGAGGACCAAGGCGGCGATGAAAATTTAGATAGCGTGGTCCGACTCGCCATTGAGGACGCCGTCGATTTTATCGACAACACTATGAGTCCTCGCCGGGCAGAGGCTGCTGATTATTACGAAGGCGCTCCGCTCGGAAATGAGCAAGAAGGCAGGAGCCAGGCACAAACGATGGATGTGCGCGACACCGTGCAAGCCATGCTGCCCAGCCTAATTAGAATTTTTTGTGGATCAGAGAAAGTAGTCGAGTACGCACCTCGAGGGCCCGAAGATATTGAGATGGCCAAGCAAGCGACTGATTACGTGAACTACATTCTTGAGAACGATCAGGATCAAAGTTATATCGAAATCTTATATCAAACATTCAAGGATGCATTGGTAAAAGGTTGCGGCGTTCTTAAATACGATTGGCGTGAAACAGAAAACATAGAAAGCGAAGACCTGGACCAGCTGACTGACGAAGGTTTGGCCGCGCTTAACTCTGATGAAAATGCAGAGATTACCCGGCTCGACACAAGCATGAGCGAAGAGGGTGTTCCGATTCATTCGGTGACGGTAACGCGGCGATCTATGAATGGTCGAGTGGTTGTTGCAGCTGTGCCGCCTGAAGAGTTTTTAATTAATCGCTACGCAAGAAGTTTTAGCGATGCTGACATCGTTGCGCATCGAAAATATGTGACGGTGAGTGAGCTCGTTGAGATGGGCTACGACTTCGAAGAGATGTTATCTCTTTCTACTTCCGACGAAGATTTTGATTTAAAAAATCAAGAGGCTAGGCAACGAGAACCGCTAGGTGAAAATCGAGACTACCAGGACGACGACTCGAGGAGGCGAGTCCTGTATGTCGAAGCGTATATGCAACTTGATACAAGCGGTGACGGTGTGAGCGAGCTCCGCAAAATTTGCACGGCAGGACCGAGTTACGAAATATTAAGGAACGAGCCAGCCGACGACATTCCCTTCGCGTTTTTTAATCCAGACCCCGAGCCGCATTCGTTTTTTGGATTGAGCATTGCTGATCTGACTATGGACATTCAACGAATTAAAAGCGCAGTTCTCAGGAGCTCGCTCGACTCTTTGGCCATGTCTACGCATCCAAGGGTTGGAGTGATTGAAGGCCAGGTATCCCTCGAGGACGTTCTAAACGTCGAAGCGGGTGGCGTGATTAGAATGCGCAACGCTGGAGCCGTGCAGCCTTTCAATTTGCCCTTCGTGGGCAAGGAAGCCTTTCCCATGCTGCAATACTTAGATGAGCTCCGAGAGAACCGGACAGGCATCTCAAAGGCAGCTGCTGGGCTATCCCCGGATCAGTTGCAGAGCTCAACCCTGGCAGCAGTCACGCAGACGATCAGTGCCGCTCAACAACGCATTGAAATGGTCGCAAGAATCTTCGCTGAAAATGGCATGAAGCGGTTATACAAAGGAATTTTAAAACTGGTACACACTTACCAGGAGCAACCGAAACTAGTGCGTTTACGAAATCAATTTATCCCAGTGCAGCCCGATCAATTCAGCACCAATATGGATGTTGTCACCAACGTCGCACTCGGCGTGGGCGGTAACCAGGAACGCCTCGCGCTGCTTGGTCAAATAAATCAGATTCAAGAAAAACTTTTACAACAACTTGGGCCAGACAATCCAATTGTGAGCCCGCAGAATTATTACAACACTTTGGTATCGACCCTGGAGCTCGGCGGCATAAAAGATGTGGCCCGGTTTTTTAATGACCCGGCTCAATATCAACCACAAGCTCCGCAGGAGCCGCCTAAGCCCGATATCAATGAGCAACTTATTCAGGTTCAGATGTCAGAGATACAAGCGAATATCCAAAAGAAAGCGGCAGAGCTTGAGCTCGAACGAGAAAAGATGGTCAGAGAGGATGACCGGCGACGCGACGAAACTGAAATGAATTTTGAGCTCAGGGCCGTTGAGATCGCAGCCAAGTACAACACGCAAATCGACACCGCTGCAATCAAAGCAAACGCCGAGCGTGACCGGGAAATGGTTAAAGCATTGAGCCAACCACCACAAGGACCAGCTAATGTCGGAGGTTGATAAAAATTACCAATTAGCACTGCAAAGATTTTTTGATGATCCCTATTTTCAAGAAATGGTAGACCGATTGAAATTTGATCTTTTCGAAGAGTGGCAGCGATCTAGCAAGTCTGACGAGCGTGATCGCATTTTCGCAAAACTGGAAGTGGTCGAGCAAACGATGAACGCCTTAAGGGCGGCAGCGGACTCAATCGCTTTTGAGAAGCAAAAAGGAAATATCACTAATGGATGATAAAATAACAGATGAACCGAATCCCATATCTGGGATTTCGGATGCGCAAAGTCGAATCATGGATTTACTGGCTCCTGAAGAGGAAAAAGCTGATAGCCCTGAAGAGACGATTGACGAGTCCTCCTTTGACCAGGAGGGCGAGGTGTTAGAGGACGAAGAGCTCGAAGGAGACGAAGAGTTTGAGGACGACGATGCCGAACTGGTGGACGATGAGCAAGAGCTCGATGAAGAGCCCGAGGTCGCGGAGACATTCTCAGTCAAGGTTGACGGAGAAGAAGTTGAAGTTGATTTGCAGGAACTCAAATCTGGTTACTCGAGGACAGCAGATTACACAAAAAAGAGCCAGGCATTGGCCGAAGAGCGAAAGCTTTTCATGCAAGATCGTGATGCCGTCTCTTTGGAGCGCCAGCAATACGCTCAATTACTTGGAGCATTGCAAGCGCAAATTGGAGCAACTGATGAGGTAGCCCCGGATTTTGATCAGTTATATGAGACAGATCCGATAGAGGCGACCAGGCAAGAAAGGCAATGGACTAAGCGCCAACAAGAACGAGCGCAAAAACTTGCTGCAATTCAGGCTGAACAGGCTCGGGTAAGCCAAGCAAGCCAGAAAGAACAGCAGGAGCAAATGCAACAATTGTTGAACGCAGAAGTGGCACGGCTGCCGGACTTAATCCCGGCATGGAAGGATGAGAAGGTTGCGAAGCGAGAGAGTGAGGAGCTTAAATCCTATCTCGCAGACCAAGGAATCTCCGAAGAAGAAATGGGAGCCTTGGTGAGAGCATCTCACATAAACGTGCTAAGAAAGGCCATGCTTTTCGACAAGGGCCAGAGACGAGTGAAAAAAGCGACTCGGGCTCGAAGGAAAAATGCGGTAACCCCTGGCGCAAGAAGCCAGCAGGTGAAACCGGGCTCCAAGCGGGTGAAGACCCAACGTCAACGTCTTGCAAAAGGTGGTCGCATTGATGATGCGGCTAATTTAGTTGAATCTTTATTAGGTTAAAAACCTAGTAAAAACAATAGTTTAGGAGCTATACCATGGCTATTATTACCAATACCGCGACTCGATACGGTGTCAATTCACTAGCTGAAGATTTCTCTGACATCATCTATTCGATCTCGCCCACAACCACGCCTTTTATTTCGAACATGAGTCGAAGAAGGAAGGCAACTAACACAATTTTTGAATGGCAGATTTGAGAGAGTAGATCTGAATGTTGGTAACAGCATATAGAAAACTGGGTGAATTGCGGGAAAATCCTAACGCACAGGCGAGGACAATCCGCAGCCAATCTCGACATGGAGGCATACAAAGCCGAGGGGTCGAGCAGGTTCAGAGACTAGGTGGTGACGAAAGAATAACCCGCCCAAGAGCGCCCAGCCCCCTAAAGTTAGTTTCTAGGGGTGATGATATAGTCCGAACTGCAAGGGACAACTTGCAGAAGGTGCGGCTAAACTCCGCATCGATAACAGAATTGGATTCACTCGCAAGCGCAGCAAGCAACGCGCAAATTGACGGTGACGATTTAAGTTCATTCACTGCAATTACGGCGACCACTAAGCTTAGTAACGTTACGATGATTAGCCGTAAAGATGCAGTGATTGCAGACAATTTAACGGGCCCTATCGAGCAAAAAGGATATCGTTCCCTCCTCAGTTACGAAATCGTAAAAAAAGGAAATGAGCTCAAGCGCGATCAAGAGTTCAATTTAGTAGGGGTCAACGTAGCAGCAGTCTCTGGAGCCGCTGGCACGGCGCGTAAAACTGCCTCGCTTTCTGCTTGGCTAACTTCAAATGTTTCTCGAGGAACTGGCGGAGCATCAGGCACATTATCGAATGGTATGCCGAATGCTGCTGCCACTGATGCGTCAGCGGGAAATATGCGAGCCTTTACCGAAACAATTTTGAAGGCCGTAATTCAGTCAACCTGGAGCGCGGGTGGTGAGCCTCAGTTCTTAATGACCGGGCCATTCAATAAGCAAGCTGTCAGTGCCTTTAGTGGTATTGCGAGCCAGAGGTACCAGGCTCCAAGTGATAGTCCTACGACGATCATTGGTGCAGCAGACGTTAACTCAAACATAGGCGTCGCCGCGTAGGAATGCGCGGGCAATAAGGTGGTGAACTCAGTGAACATCTCAAGACAGACAATACTGAGCCAAGCTCGCGAAAGCGAGAAGGTGCAACGACTATCCCGAGAGGGAGTAGGGCCAAGCGGCTCGAAGCGCCACCCATCCAGAACGGATGAAGATATAGTCTCATCTGCGTGGCGACACGCAGCAGCCAAAAAAGGCGGGAACAAATTAGCGATTTGTTTTGAAGAAAAAAGCTATATGAGTGACTTTGGGACTTTGCAAGTTGTCCCCAATAGGTTCAGCAGGGAGAGAGATGCTTATCTCATTGATCCCGACATGGTTGAGCTCGTCACCTTGCGTGACATGGCAGTGACCGAACTGGCTAAAACTGGTGACGCTAGTAAGTTCATGACTCTTGTAGAGTATGGCTTGCAAGTGAACAACGAAGCTGGCCTCGGCATTGCAGCGGACTTGACGACAAGCTGATGAGTGACAAGAAGACGCTGGACTTTGATCCTCTGACAGGGATTAAAAACGAATTTATCTTCGAGGCGGGGGACAAGCCGTCTCAAGATAAGTTTGTGATCCAGACAACGCAGGATGTGACTGACATCATTCGCCGTAATAAACAAGATTTGAACCAGGTAGATAAGCATCAACCCTGGGGCGAATGGTCGAAGGTCGCATCACTGCCCTTGTCTATTTATTTTGATCTGAAGCAGCAAGGAATCTTGGACGATAAGAAAGCGTTTAAGAAATGGCTCAATGATCCTGATAACAAATATTACAGGACTAGAGGCGGGACCATCTAATGGCGATATCAACTTATTCAGAATTGAAAAGCGCAATCGCAGATTGGCTCAACCGATCCGATCTAACGAGCGTGATACCAAGTTTTATAGAGCTTGCAGAAGCGGAGCTCACGCGAAATTTGCGTCACCGAAAAATGATTGCTCGAGCCGATGCAACGATTAATTCTGAATACACGCAGACGCCGCTTGATTGGTTTCAAACTCAGACTTTAATTTTAGAGACTGACCCGGTCACAACGCTGGAATATTTAACGCCTGAAGCGCTTAACGCAAAACGAGCGGCGAGCACTGCGAACGGTAAACCTTTGTTCTACACGATGATAGGGACAGAGATTCAGGTCTACCCGGTGCCAAGCGGAGACCACACCGCTGAGATGGTGTATTACGCAAAGATACCAAGTTTGTCAGATAGCGAAACAACTAATTGGCTGCTCACTTTAGCGCCTGATATTTATTTATATGGATCGCTTATGCAGTCAGCGCCTTATCTGCAAGACGACAATCGGCTTTCGGTTTGGAACGCTCTTTATCAGAAAAAAATAGAAGACATTTACATAAGCGATCAGCGCACCACTGGGCAAACGTCGGTGGTAATGCGAGCGGCAGTTTTAGGATAACAGACTATGGCTTTTTCGAATTTTTTAGCGGGTGAGATACTAGACGATATTTTCTCTGGCAATGCGTATACGCCGCCAGGGACGTTTTATCTCGCTTTGTATACTTCCGCACCTACTGCATCTGGTGGCGGTACAGAGCTCTCAGGAAACGGCTATGCGCGGCAAACGGTTGCATTTACGACCACGGCGCAACAGAGCTCCAATACAGCCGCCGCCGAGTTCCCAACGGCCACGGCAGATTGGGGAACCATTGTGGCCGTAGGTGTGTTTGATGCCAGCACAAGTGGCAACCTGCTGGCTTTTGGAAATCTTACAGCCAGTAAAAACATTGTGAGCGGAGACGTTTTAAGAATCCCCGCTGGCGATCTGGATATTAACTTAGCGTGAGCGTTGAGTCGGGTTGGGGCTCAAGCGCTTGGGGTTATGGCCTTTGGGGCCAGGAGAGCAATGAAGATGTTGCGGCAACGATTACAGGAACAAGCTCAGTCACTGTTAGTGCTACTGAGTCGGCTGGGGCGAGTGCGGTTATCAACGGCGCGTGTTCAATCTCGGTTACAGCGGTTGAGGTATTTTCTGGACAATGCGCGATCCAAGGCACTTCGAGTGTGGCAGTGGCTGCGCGGACTCTTTGGGAAAAACAAACCGCAGCCAGCACCACCTGGACCAAGCAAGCCGCGTAAAAAGAGGAAAAAAGTAGATGCCTAGTACATACACGAATGACTTACGACTTGAGCTCATAGCGGTTGGAGAGGGCGCAGGGTCGGCACCCAATGATTGGGGCTCGAAAACAAACGTCAATCTCACAAGCATTGCTGGAGCTCTGGGCGCTGGCATAGAGCAAATGGCGAGCGATGCCGATGCCACAATCACCATGGTTGACGGTGCTGCTGACGAGTTCAGATCGCTGTTTTTAAAGATAACCAGTGCCGGAAGCCTGACCGCTACCCGCACGTTAACTTTTGCACCTAACACAATCAGTAAACTTTGGATTGTCGAGAATGCAACCACTGGCAGCCAATCAATTACGATCAGCCAGGGAACTGGCTCAAACGTAACGATTGAGAATGGTAAATCAAAGATTATCTATACCGATGGTGCAGGAAGTGGAGCCGCCGTGGTTGATGCGCTTCTTGATTTAGACATTGGCGGCACCTTCACAGTCGGAACTGCTGCAACTGGCGTGAGCATAAGTTCTGGCGCAATTGATCTAAAAAATAGCGGTGCAGTTTCGAATATAAAATTTTATTGCGAGAGTTCGAATGCCCATTACGTTGAGCTAAAGAGCCCTGATCACTCGAGCTACTCTGGCAATGTTAATTTCACATTACCGCCAACGAATGGCACGGCTGGTCAATTTTTGAAAGTGGACGGTTCTGGCGGGACTAGCTGGGCTTCGGGTGTAACGATTGACGCAAACGGCGTTGTCAAATTTGATAACGGCATTCAAGAAGAATCAACGGCAGTCACATCCAGTTCGAATGCGGCAACATTAAATTTGCAAGACGGCACGGTGTTTACACATACACTTACCGAGGATGTGACATACACATTCAGCAACCCTGCTGCATCTGGATATGCTTCTTCATTCACATTAAAGGTTACACAAGACTCTTCAGCTAGAACCATTACTTGGCCGGGATCAGTAGATTGGGCGGCAGGTACAGCCCCTACACTTAGCACCGGGTCGGGAGATGTAGATGTATTTGTATTTCTTACCGTGGACGGTGGTACGACTTATTATGGATTTACAGCAGGACAGGATCTAAGCTAATGGCTTTTCTTTCTGAAAAACTTATTTCTGCATCTGGCGCGACAGAAGAAACAGATGACGATTTTAATCTAGTCACAGGGCTATACCATTTTGATGGCTCAAACGGAGCGCAGAACAATACGCTTCTTGATAGCTCTCCTGAATCTCACACAGTCACAAGAAACGCTGATATTGTGCAAGGAACCTTCAGTCCCTTTAGCAGCGATGAAGGCAAGTGGTCAGTTGAATTTGATGGGACTGATGATTATATTGATGTTGCTTCAGGTGCGACACAACTTGGATCAGGTGATTTCACTGTAGAGTTCTGGATTAAAACTACTGACACAAGTTTTAATCTTGCTAATCCAGATGATTCAACTGGTTCAGGTTATTGGGGTTTGCTGATGCAAAGTGGGGATCTTAGGTGGAATGATTCTTATGCAGTTAGCAATAAATGGGTAGTAGATGGTGCGGCTCTTACAGATAACCAGTGGCATCATGTAGCAATTGTAAGAGCTTCAGGTACGTTTGCTGTTTATTATGACGGCACTTCACAATCAATTCAGAGTGGATCGTTTAGTGACACTACTAACTATAGTGGCAGCGATGTTCTAAGAATAGGTAAAGGATATGGTGCTGGTGCTTTAGACGAATTTCAAGGGTTTTTAAGTAATTTTAGAACTGTAATCGGAACGGCAGTATATACAGGAAATTACACTACGCCTTCAACTCCTCTAACTGCTATTACAAATACAAAAGTTTTAGTTTGTTGCAGTAATAGGTTCAGAGACAAAAGCACCTCTGCTCATGTAGTGACTTCATCGGGGGCTGCTATACAACCCTTCTCACCCTTTGCGCCTAGTGCATCTTACAATGCGGCAGTAAATGGAGGATCAGGGTATTTTGATGGAACTGGCGATTATGTGTCTATTTCAACGTCTGATGATTTTGCTTTTGGTACAGGTGATTACACGATTGAATGTTTTTTTTATAAAAAAAGCACAGGCGTACAGTTTATATATGAAGGAAGAGATAATTCAGACACAAGTGCCAGAGTTTTATTTTATGTAAATGAAAGCAACAAACTATCAACTTACCAAAACAATTCTGTAAAAGGTTCTAGCAGTGATGATGTTCCTTTAAATTCATGGGTTCATGTTGCACTAACAAGGTCATCTGGCACTGGTTATTTATTTATGAATGGCGCACAGGTTGCAACTTGGTCTAGTGATACCACCAATCTTTTAAAGCCTAATAATACCTTGTACATAGGCCATTATCAGGGAGGAGGTACTACTTACGATTGGGATGGGTTTATTTCTAACCTAAGAGTAGTAAAAGGTACAGCAGTTTACACAAGCGCATTTACCCCTTCTACCTCTCCATTGACAGCAGTAACAAACACTAAACTACTTTTAAACTTTACCAATGCCTCTATCTTTGACCAAACAGGTAAAACAAATGTAGACACCGTGGGCAATGCTCAACTAGACACAAGCGTTAAAAAGTTTGGGACAGCAAGCGTAGAGTTTGATGGCACTGGTGATTATTTACAAATCCCTTCAAGCAATTTTATTCCTTTTGGTTCAGGAGATTTCACTGTTGAATGTTTTATTAACATAAACTCAGGTACATCTTCTACAGGTAGCAGCGATGCAGTTATATTTGAATGTAGAGCGAGTGGGGCAACCGCTACTGGATTTGTTTTTAACATAAGACCGAATGGAACCACAAATTTTAAATTAAACTGCTATACAGATGGGGCGGCAAATTTAGACGGTCAGACAATGAATTATGGAACGTGGTATCACATTGCTATTTCAAGATCAGGGTCAACCATCCGTTTTTTTGTAGATGGAACAACAACAACAAATATCACAAAAAGCAATAATTTTTCAGATCAACCAAATGTAACAATAGGAGCCTCTACTTTATATAGCAGTTCATCAATTACTGGTTTTATAGACGAATTTAGAATTACTCATAAAGCCAGATATACCAGCAACTTCACCGCACCCACGAAAGAATTTCCAAATTTATAGGTAAAAAATATGCAGATAGCAATCATAAAAGATAACAAAGTAGAAAGCATGGGAGAACACAGAGAGTTGTTCTCTAATGTGAGCTTTCCTGCAACTGGCCCATCATCTGATTGGATGACTGAAAACTCTGTTATGCCTGTTTACATGAGTCGATCTTATGACAGGATGACACAGAAAAGCACTAACGTAGATCCTTACATTGAGGATAATGTTGTTTATCTTCATAAAATAGAAAGTCTTACTGATAGTGAAAAGACAGCAGCACAGACAGAAACAAATAACAGACAGGCAGAATTGCAAAGGGCAGAGCGAAACAGAAGACTAGCAGAGACAGATTGGATGGCCCTAAGTGATGTCACGATGTCCGAAGAATGGAAGACATACCGCCAAGCGTTAAGAGATATTACTAAGCATGAAAACTGGCCTAACCTTAGAGTCCCTGACATAGATGGTTCAGGCGAGAACGATTGGCCTGAGAAGCCTAGTTGATGGATGATTTGAAAGCACACGAGAAGCTGTGCCTCGAGCGTCAACAAAATATTCTCGACCGCCTTGAGAGAGGGTCAGCAAGGATGAATCGCCTGGAGCTTAGTGTCTGGGCAATTTACCCTTGGATTCTTGGGGTTATGTTCTTTAATTCTTATTTCGGGTAAGTAAATTGTTTGCGGAAATTTCCGCCATCCTCGGAATTTTAAACTCCGTTAATGCTGGCCTAAACACACTGCGCGAGACTGGCGGCAATGTTGAGCAAGCGGTTGGCATTCTCGACAAATTCCAAGACGCAAATCAGCGCCTTGATAAATGGGAGCGCAAGAAAAAAACCCGCAAACCTCTTAGCCAGGCAGACTCAATTAAGCTGGCCACAAGCCGAGCAAAAGCTGCCCAGGCCAGACAAGCGCTTGCAGATCATTTTCGCATGCTCCCTGGCGGCCAAAAAATCTATCAAGACGCAATGCGGCTTATGGAAAAAAGCCAGCGTGAGCACACTAATTATTTGAAAGAGATTGGAAAAAAAAGGGCCGAGCGTCGAAAAAAAATGCAAGCGATCTCTGCGAGCGCATTTATAACAGTGTCGTTCATTTTTCTTGCGTGGGCTGGTTGGTTTTTGCACGGCGAGTATCAAGATGCGCAACTTAAGTCAGCTATAAAAAAACTTGAGTACGCGAAAGAAAGGCAAGCCAACATGCGTAAGTGTGGCCGTCCAAAATGTTAAAATAAGAAGTTAAGTTTCATCCCAGATATGGGATTAGGAGGACCGTTGAAATTTGTCATTGATGGCGAAGAAATTGATTTGCAAGCGCTTGGGCAAGAAGCCTTGGATATGGCAGAGAGAATGCAGCAGTTGCGAGAGGAGATGCAAATTTTAGAAATGCGGCAAAAAGAAAATTTAGTTCTTATGAATACTTACGCTGCCAGTATCAAACAAATGGCAAATACTGATCCGAAAATTGAAATCGTAAAGAAGTGAATTATTTTTCCCCAGAAGAATTTATGTGCCAACACTGCAAAAAACAAGGAATTAAGAAAGACATCGTTGATGTGCTCAACGTCATGCGTGGTGAGTGTGGTTTTCCGTTTATTGTCACGAGCGGTTATAGATGCCCGGATCACCCCATTGAGGCAAAAAAGTCGAAGCCTGGAGCCCATGCAAATGGTTACGCCGTGGACATTAGCGTAAGGGGCGAGCAAGCCTTACGATTAATTCGCTCGGCAATGGAGCACGGAATTGAAAGAATTGGCGTCAATCAAAAAGGCGATGGGCGTTTTATTCATTTAGACGTTGATCCTAATCGGGTCAGCCCTGCGATTTGGAGCTATTAGATGGCATTAATTCCTCTCGCAATCCCTCCAGGCATCGTTAAGAACGGCACCGAGTTTCAACAACTCAATAGCTGGAACGATGGCAATTTAATTAGGTGGTATGAGAGTGCTTTACAACCTATTAAAGGCTGGCGAACAAGATCAGTGAGTGCGCTGTCAGGAAGCGTTCGAGCATTGCTTACTTACATTGACAATTCGAGTTTACGTCGGACAATTGCAGGATCAAACACCAAGTTATACGTAATTTTAGAAGCTGGTCAGATTTACGATATTACCCCAGCTGGATTTACAACTGGCAATGCTGATGCGGATCAAAATGTCGCATGGGGCGGATCGACCTGGGGAAGTTTTGAATGGGGAACACAACGACCAGACACTGGCACTTATTCTGTTGCAGATACTTGGTCACTAGACACATGGGGCGAGTACACCATTGCTTGTGCCACAAGCGACGGCAAGATTTACCAGTGGGTGAATAATACTGGTTCAGCAGCTGCCGTTCTCAGTAATGCACCGACCAGCACGACGGCAATTGTCGTGACCGATGAGCGGTTTATTTTTGCCCTGGGTGCTGGCGGAGAAAACAACCGGGTTGAATGGTGCGACCAGGAAAACAACAACACCTGGACCGCAGCTGCAACAAATCAAGCTGGCGGCCAGAACCTCACAACGGATGGCTCTCTTATCAGTGGCCACAGTCTGCGAGGTGAGACGTTGCTGCTAACAACTACTGATGCTCACGTTGCTAGATATTCGGGCCCGCCATTTGTTTACAGCTTTCAGCGAGTCGGAGACGGTTGCGGCACTATCTCCGCAAATGGGTGTGTGGCAGCTGACCAATTTGCTGTTTGGCCGGGACTTCATTCGTTTCATATTTATGATGGATCAGTCAGAGTTCTAAAAAGTGCCGTCGGTGACTTCTTTTTTAGCAACATCAACAAAGCGCAGCGATCTAAAATTGCTGGTGTTTTGAATTCAGAATTTAATGAGGTGTGGTGGTTTTATCCCTCAGTAAACAGTATTGAGAACGACAGTTATGTTGTTTGGAATTACCGCGACAACCATTGGAACATTGGAACACTTGCTAGAACAGCTGGTGCAGATTCGGGTGTGTTTCTTTACCCGCAAATGGTAGGCACTGACGGCTACGTTTATGAGCATGAAGTTGGTTATGCATACGACGGAGCCCAGCCATTCGTGCAGAGCGGCCCTGTAGAGTTAGGAAACGGCGATAATTTAATGGTAGCGCGACAGTTAATCCCTGATGAAAAAAACCAAGGTGATGTCACTGCGACTTTTAAAACGCGCCTGTATCCGAATGGTACAGAGACAAGTCACGGTCCTTTCACGATGGCCAATCCAACGAGCGTTAGGTTCCAGGGGCGGCAAGTTTCTATGCGAATTGATGCAGCAGAAAACAGTGATTGGAGAGTTGGCACCATGCGACTTGATGCCGTAGCTGGAGGCAAACGATGATCCTTCCGACACCGAACGACAAATACGACAGAGTGACTATTTCGCAAACTAACTTGGCAATTGAACAAGCTGACTATTTGAATCACAAAAAGAATCAGGACATCGAAGTGGGTGATGGTCGAGTCATCATTAAGAGCCCGAACGGCACTCGGTACAAGATCGCCGTCGATAATTCTGGCAATTTATCAGCGAGCGCAATATGAGAGAGCAAAGTTTACAAGCTGCAACACCCCTCGAGGCGATGCTGCCATATCAAGAAATGCTCGAGAAGGCATTGCAGTTTGGTCACAACACGCATTCGTTTAGGGACATTGTGCGAGGAGTGGCAAGCCAGGATATGCAGTTCTGGCCCATGGAGCGATCTTGTTTGGTCACAGAGATTTGTGAGTACCCAAACATGAGAGCCTTGCATATTTTTTTAGCAGCAGGAGATTTATCAGAAATTAAAAGCATCGACGAAACGCTCGGCGAATGGGCGAAACAGCTTGATGCACAATTCATTAGTTTGTCTGGGCGCAAAGGGTGGGTGAAAGCACTTGCCGATTTAGATTACAAAGTTGCGCACGTTACGATGTTCAAGGAGGTTAAATGAGCGCGTCAGGAAAGGGCGGTGGAAAAGGCGGAGGCCAGAGAAGTGCTGGCGGCTTAAAAACTGGTGCCGCTGTTCAACCAATGGGAGGCGGATTTTATCAGCAGCCCATGCAAATGTATCAGCCATCGAACACCCAAAGTATTTACAATCCAGGCAACCGATTGTTTGATCGAATGACACCAGGGTTCCAAAGCGATTATCGCCCTGGCTTAGATTTTTATGGCCCGAGTCAATACAACGGACGGTTGCTGGTCAACCAGCCGAACCCTGGTTATTACCAGCAGTTCATGGCTCCCGGCAGCAACTATGCGCCGCCTCCCGAGCCAGTGAATCCAGACCCAACGCCAGCGCCTACTCAACCACAAGGCCCGGTATACGATATGCCGCCGTTCATTGATACGCCTTTCGGTCGAATTGATTTGCGGTTTTTGCAACAAAACGCCAATGCAGCAACTAATCAGCCGCAAGCTGCTGCTGCACCTCCACCCCCGGTTGCGCAAGCCACGAATCAAAACGCTGGTGGTTACGATGGCAGCGGAATAAATCCAAATGGCGCGGCAGCAAGCAACACCTCGAGCGCACCGATCTTGGATCAGGCGGCTGGCAACTCGCCGCAGGTATCGCCATACGAACAAAGAATTCAAACACTTATGGGTCGAGGCATGACGCGAGAACAAGCAATGAGAAATCAAAGCAGCGCCATACGTCAGGGTGCTGACTACGACCTTTCAGGATTTGTCACCGACGACGAGTGGCGCAAATTTTCAGGACAATCATAATGAGTTTCGGAAAAAATAAGTCAGAGAGTTCTCAAACATTCGACCCACAATTGAAAGCAGCCTTGATGGATGTTTTCAATACCGGGAAGAATATCTATAACACCACCGAGTTTGCTCCATACAATGCAGCCACCGTGGCCCCATTGTCCCCGATGCAACTTGCTGGGATGCAAGGTGTGGTTGATGCTGCCCAAGCTGGCATTGGCCAGAATGAATTGATGAACGCCATCAACACAACTGGTGCGCTTACGAATTTCAACCCTTTGGCCGTGAACGCAGATACCTTTGGAATGGATCGTGTGACATCCAGAGACATTGGCCCAGGGTTTATTTCAGAAGAAAGAATCAATCCGTTTGCTGCAATCAATGCGCAAAATATTGGTGCAGAAAGATTTCGAGATCAAAGCCTCACTCCTTATATGAATACTTTTGAGGATACCGTCGTTGATTCTGCATTAGGAGATATTGAAAGAGCCAGGCAAATGCAACAAAACCAAAACGCTGCAAGCGCAATTAGCGCCGGAGCGTTTGGCGGCGATAGGCAAGGGATCGTGGAAGCGGAAACCAACCGGGCGGCTCTCGAACAGGCTGCCAAGACAGCAGGGGCACTTAGGCAGAGTGGTTTCGAAAGTGCAGCTAAACGACTCGAGGCCGATGCTAATCGAGGGCTCACGGCTGATCGAAGCAACCAAGCAGCCAACTTGACGGCAGCCAGGAGTAACCTTACAGCGGAGCAAGCCAGACAAAGTTTAAATGCCCAAAATGCGTTAAGAGCAAGATTGGCCAATCAATCAACGGATTTAACTGCGCAAGGCAGAAATCAGGACGCAGCACTCAGAGCCGGATTAGCCAATCAATCAACGAGATTGCAAACAGAACGCTCCAACCAGGATGCGAGGCTTCGGGCAGCGCTTGCCAATCAGAACGCCGTCAGTGATGCAGCGAGATTAAGAATGAACGCGGCCAACCAACTTGGCTCACTTGGCCAGGATATGCGCGGGCTAACTTTTGCAGACATGAATGCAATTCTCGGTGTGGGTGATATGCAGCAAGGCCAATCGCAAAGAATCCTCGATGATCTGTACGACAGGTTTGCCAGAGAAAGAGACTTCCCTCTGCAAATGTTCGATGTGTTGAGAGGCGCGGCTGGTATCTTGCCTAATCCTCTGACATCGAGATCGTCACAGAGAGGATTTAACTTAGGCGTTCCAGGGGCAGGATAAATGAAAATACTCGAAGCAATAATTGGAGGGGTCGGAGATAGCTTGCAAAATACCGCATCAAATCTTGGCGATATCGTGAGCGATCCGGTTTCTTATTTGGGTGATGTGTTTAACAATAGCGGCATCAAACAACTTTTCAGTGACCCCGAGGAGTACGCGAAATTCATTGAGCAAATGATAAGAAACGCACCCGCAAACTCGCGCAGTTCAGGCGGTTTTGCGGGAACGCCATATACTCAAGCAGCCGGACCTATGGCCCCAATGGGTGGTTTCGTTAATCAAAATCCGAACTACATGAACACTGATCAACTTATTTTAAGAGGATTGTTATGAGCGAGATGGCGCTTGCAGATGAAGAGTTAGTACAGCGACTGAATGCGTTGCCAATCGATCAACGTAACGCGATCATGCAAAATGTTTTAAATCCTAATCAACAAACGCTTCAGTTGCCCTATCCATATACACCCGCAACAAATTTGCGCGAGGGACTTGGAAACTTTTTCGATAACATTACTTTAGGTACGAGACAAGCGCTTGGTATGGCCCCTACAATAAAAGGGCAACTTGCAAACCAAACGTATATAAAAAACTTTATTGACTTACAAGAAACTGCGAAAGAAATTAAAAGAGGAGAAAACCTCAGAGAGTGGTACAAAGCTAACACTAAGATTAAACCAGAATTAATCGAAAACGCTCCTTTAAATCAATTGGAAAGTATTTACAGCAATCTTGTTGGAGGCATCGAATATATCCCTGGTGCTGGTGTGGGACAAGTAAACCTATCAACTAACCAAGCGGCAATCCTCGGTCAATCTACTGGCGACATGAAAGAATATGAAGTTGTAGTTGCTCAAATTGATGAAAGAAATAAAAATTTACCTATTGAGCAAAAAGAACCGATTCCTAGTTTTACAGACTATATAGAACAGAAAAAAGTTATCGAAAGAACACCTCCTGCTGCGCTACAGATTTATGACAAGATGCTGGAGTTAAACCCAGAAATTGCAAAGCAAACACCAGAGAAACAAACCGAACTGCTGAAAACAATTATGCGGCAAGGTAGAGATCCTGATTACATTTTTGCTGAACAGTTAGCAGCATTAAAAGGAAGATTAGGTGGGGTCGAATTGACTCCAGGTCAAATAGAGCTCGACAAAAAATTTGCAACGACAGTTGAATCCTATGAAAACGCAGGAGGATACGCGAATAGTCAGCGCAACTATAAAGAACTTAATGGTTTGATTGCAGGTTTGCTTGCAGAGCCTAGAGATGGCAGTTCTTCAATTAGCGGCAGAGTTGTTTTTGGAACGCCTGAACTTTTTAGGAGTGAAAGAGCAATTGATACTAAAGATCAAATAGATCGAATCATTACTCAAGACTTGAGACAAACGCTTGGCGCTCAATTTACACAACAAGAAGGTGAGCGTTTTGTTGCTTACGCCTATAACATAATGCTTCCGCCGCACATTAACGCGAGAAGGCTCGCTCGTATGAGAAACGCAATGGAGCAAGCGTCAAAAGCAAAAAGAGATTCCATTTCTTATTTCAAAAAGAACGGTACCCTTAAAGGATTTAAAGGGACAGAAAATGTTGCGGAAGGGATTTACGAAAGCATTTTCAGAGAAGAAGATTACGCAGACTTTGACGACAAAGAACTTGCAGAAATGTTTGCCCGAGTCGTAGACGATCCAAATACTTTCGATGAAGAATTTGAGGTAATCGCAGATTTGTTGATAAAGCGGAATATCGATTTAGGCGCTTACAACGTAAAATAAAAAGGAAATTTTAAATGGCTTCAGAAGCTAACCGCAAACAAATAGAAGCGATGCGAGAAAAACGCTTACAAAATAAAAAGCAAGGTGGAACCGAACTAAGCCTTGGCGAAGTTGCAAGCCAAGCAGTGGGTAACCTTCCTAAGAGCGCATTGAAATACGCGGAAGATTTAGTCACGCCAATCACCGATCCAGTAGGCACGGCAAAAGGCTTGTATTCCTTTGCTGCTGGCTTGATTCAATTAGCAATCCCTGGCGAACAAGCAGATGAGAAAACCGTAAAGGCAGTCGGAGATTATTTCGCAAATCGTTACGGATCGCTTGAGGCGTTCAAGCTCGCAGTCGCAGAAGATCCAGTTGGTGTTGTTGGTGACGTATCAACCGTCCTAACTGGCGGCGGAATGTTAGCTGCGAGAGCTCCAGGCATGGTCGGTAAAGCAGGGGCTGCACTAGAAGAAGCTGGTCGCAAAATTGATCCGCTCGCAGTTGCTGGAAATACATTACAAGCAGCAGGAGGAGTTGTTACGGAAGGAGTGCCAGCAGCAATCGGCATGACAACTGGCGCGGGAAAAGAATCGATACAACAAGCGTTTAACGCTGGTCGAGTGGGTGGCGAAACAGATAGAAGGTTTGTCGAAAACTTGCGTGGACAAGAAGAGCCTGGCGCGATTGTGCAAGATGGCATTGCGGCGTTGCGAAGACTAAAAGAAACAAAACAAAATAAATTCGTAACTTCAAAAGAAGCGTTACAACTTGAAAAAATGCCAGTTGATTTTGATGCGCTTGCTGCAAAAATTGGTGAGTTTGCAGAAAAATTCAATTTTGAAGGCGTGTCCGAGCTCTCTGAACTTGGCCAAAACAAATTAGCAAAAGTACAAAGTCTTGTTTCTGATTGGCAGAAAAGCCCAGCGTTACATAATGCCAAAGGTTTAGATATCTTAAAAAGAAGGATTGATAACGAATATCCTTCTGGCATCAACCCTGGCGATGAGGCAGTTGTTGTCGCGCAAGCCAGAGACATTATCAAAAAAGAAATTACCGACCAGGTGCCCGAGTATTCAAAAGTCATGCAGCCCTATGAGGAGGCCACCCGGCTCGAAAGAGAATTGCAGCGAGCACTATCACTGAGCGATAAAGCGTCGGCAGATACTGCGCTTAGAAAACTGCAAAGTGTGATGCGCAATAACGTGAATGCAAACTTTGGCAATCGACTTAAATTGGTTGAGCGCCTCGAGGAAGCAGGAGATTATTTCTTACTACCAAGGATTGCCGGGCAAGCACTGAACTCGCCAACTCCTCGAGGGCTACAAGCTGTGACCGCAACAGGAACCGGGATAACTGGCATGACCAATCCAGGTACACTGGCAGCACTGCCTATGTTTTCGCCTAGAGTTATGGGAGAGGTGAGTAGGGTAGCTGGCATGGCTCGAGGACAGTTAGATCGTGCATTCGATAAACTGCCGAAACGAGATGCCCTAAGCCCTCAACAGCAACAGTTATTGGACATGATCCCAGACTTTCAAAAGCTGCAACTCCCATTACAAGCCTCTCGATTAGGCGGTGCAATCATGAACGAAGACCCATCAGGACAAATGACTCCCGAAGAGCTCCAAAGGTTGATGATGTTGCGCGACGAGCAACGCATTCTAATGCAGTAAAACCAACGGCAAAAACAATTGGTATCCCTATTGGTATCCCTAAGAGCCTCTTAAAAACCAAACCTCTTGATTTTACTGGGCTGTAGAGCATTGGTGGCGGAGGGGCAGGGAGTCCCACCTCCTAGACATACTTAGACTAAGTATCACAAAAACAATCACTTACATATCTTTTGTTAGACATACTTAGACATGCTATGTCATACTTCGCCATCAAATGGTATCCCTAAAGGTATCCCCCAATGCCAAAAGCGCTTTCAGACTTACAAGTAAAAAATTTAAAAAAATCTGGCAACTTTCGTTGCGCCCCGAGCCTCTATCTTTATGTAGAAAATAATAAAAACGCTACAAAAAAACAGTGGCGTATCCGCCAAACAATCGACGGCAAACGCAAGTGGATTTACATTGGCTCTTACCCGGCAATCTCTCCCAAACAAGCTCGAGCAAGAGCAGCCGAGCTCCTGAGCTCCGACCAAGCGCCGCAGGAAGTTTTACGCGAACAGAAACAAAAGAAAGTTGCGAGCGCCAGGAGGACTGAAAAGAAAGTTACTTCCTTTGCAGTGGTTGCCGAGGACTACATTAAAAATATTAAACGCCCGGTTTGGAATGATCGAGGCCGAAGCGAACAGTCCTGGCAGAACACTTTGAACAGTTACATCTTGCCAGTGATTGGTAAGAAAGAAATCGAGGACATCTATCCCGACGATGTTGTGAAAGTTCTAAAACCGATCTGGACCACCAAGCACGAAACAGCAGTTCGCACTCGATCTCGAGTAGAAAACATAATCGACTACGCTATCGCAAAAGGCATTAGCGAAAAAAGGAATCCAGCGCAGTATAAAAATTTGCTCGAGAATCTTTTACCTAAGTTCAAGCCAGAAATAAATCACCATGCAGCATTACCCTTCGATGAGCTCCCCGGCTTCATTTCTGAGATTTGGGACAGAAAAAGCGGCTCGTACAGTGCCCTAAAATTGATTTCGCTTACCCAAGTACGCAGTAATGATGCGAGAGAGGCCGTCTGGGACCACTTCGATTTGCAATCTGGCGTCTGGATGTGCCCGATTCAAAAACTTGGCGGGGAAGTGCATAAGCTACCAATTCCTAAAAGATTGCTCTGGTTACTTCAGGAAATGAAAGAGTATGCGCAAGATGAACGATTGTTTCCTGGCAGCGGCAAGAATAAATTTATCAGTAGCAACTCGCTCGATAAATCTTTAGACGTTTTCTCTCGAACTGATGCCCTGGGCAAACGAATAACCATTCATGGTTTTCGATCTACGTTCATGGATTGGGCCACGGCCACTGGTGCAGGAACCCGCGAAGATGCAGATCGCCAACTCGGGCACCGAGAGAGAAACGCGGTCCTCGCCGCTTACATGAGGACCGATCTCTTCGACAGGCGCGTTAAATTAATTCAAGAGTACGAGGACTTTGCGTTTTCTGATACTGCGTTTTCGATCCACGAATCAACTTCTTCCGCGATGTAATGAATTTTGGTTTGCGACACAAAATTACCGTGCCTTGGCCAAGTTGGATCTTGTTCTTCCTTTCTTTGAATCGCACGATATGAAAGGCCCATCTTTTCAGCCACTTGTTTTCTAGTTAACAAATTCACGCTACTAAAACTCCTATTAAAACTATCCCGGTTAACGCATAGCCGTACACACTTGGCCATGCAATTCTTTCTCTCCAATCGCCAGGGTTATCGCCCCAGCTTCGTCTCTTCAAAATTCGCATGTTCCTCCTTCGCATCCAGTTTGGTTCAGGTATGCTTGCAGTTTTTGATCGTCCACTTCTCCGAGCTCTTTTCCTTTTTTTCCTTCTACTTCTTCTATTAAAAATTCAACGTAATGCTTTATCTTTTTTAAATCTTCAATTCCGTTTTTCTCGCGCCACCGGGAGATGTACTTCACAATGTTACCTTCGATATAACTTAATCCGTTGGCCTGGATATATTCGATTGGCTGAATCGCCATGCTCTTGTAATGATCGCCGCCGATTTGTTTATCAATCGCTGACATCTTGTTTTCCATTTTGCCGACGGATCTCTTCCTTTATTTCTTGGAGAAGTTGCGTCACCTCTCCGGCCCACTCGAGCGCCTCTCGCGCATCATCGTCGTCGATCTCGATTGTAATTTTCGTCATCCCGCGAGTCTCCCATCAAATGTTTGTTTAATCTCATCGACGGTTTCATTGCCGATGATCCTAACGTCGTTCACCAAACTGATCTCAATCGAGGAGTATCCTGGCTCGCCGTTGTAAAATTCTTTTCCATTCTGCGTGTTCTTATACTTAACGCTCTCGCCTTTCATCTCTAAAAACTCCGCCCAATTTTCTATAAGGTGCGGGATGAAGCGGTGCTGGTCGCAGCCTTGCTTTTGCAATTGGCGCGTGAGCTCCAAGTTTTTCTTTTCACATAGCCAGCGGCCATCCTCTTGCTCTGGCGTGGAATGAACGCAAGTCCGGCAATTAGCCTGGGGCGTTGCCTCGTAATGACAGAGCTCCTTATAGTCGCAGAAACGGCATTTGAAAAACGTAGGATCTTCGCTCAACTTTGTTGGCGGAGACTCGGCAGCGACAATCGCTTCGGCCTTTGCCTCAATGCGAGCTCCTTCGTCTGGGTCATACTCAACGCGCTCGAAATAAAGTGCATCGTCGTTTTTATTCACCACGATGTAGGCCGCAAACTTGAGCCCACTTAAATGCATATAGATTTGCATCTGCGCATAGTGAACTGGCTTTGCTGACCGTACTCCTGCTTTCTGCACCTTTTTAAATTCTTTGTCGCTCGAGGTTTTGAATTCAGCCAAGTGCCACTCAGGATGATCCGGCAGATTTTTTAATGCACCGTCCAGGTGTCCACCGCCATGCCCCCACGCAAAAGTCACTGCGAATTGCTCACCAGTTTTTTCATCGACCTCGTAGCAATCCACGCCAGCGTCGGTCAGATATTTTATTAAGGCTGGCTCCTCTCTATGGCCTCGATCAAAGAGGCGCAAGATGCGAGGGCCAAAGACCAGCAACATACACCAGCGAAATGAGTACCAGAGTTTTCTCTCGCACTCTTCGCCAATCTGACTGCCGCCAAGATAGTGCCGCCCGACCGATGGTGGATTGTTTTCCGCCACGGCCAGGTCGATTGCTTCGATGAGCTCTAGCTCTGCCAAGGGGCTTTTTCCTCTCCACCAAGGTTTGGCACTGGATCATCGAAGTTGCTTTGGTTGGCTGCCTTCGTTGGTGCTTGAGGAGCCGCGGCTGCTTGAGGGAGCGGTTTGTATTTCTTGATCGCTACTCGCTCAGTGCCGTCGTTTTTGTCTACGTCAATTTTGGTTTCAACGATAAGCTCATTATTCAAGATATCCTCTTCGTTTTCTGCCGTGCCGGAAAGGCCAATTGCCCGGCATAATCGAGAAAGCTCCTCAACTGCAATTTTCTGAGCAACTGGGTTGTCATGCTCGATGTTGTAAAAAATACTGAAGTCCTTTCCCTCCTGGGGGCCAGCACCTTTTACTTCGAAGCCAAGTCGCAACCATTTCCCAGTCCCTCGGTTGTTGGGTTTTTGATCGCTATCAAAAATCACTACATGGTAATTTCCTGGCGGGATTGGTGTGTTGTCGTAAGAAGACTGATCCTGCTGATCTTCAGACTCATGCTGAATAGAAAAATTTAAATTACCCATTTACTGCTTTCTCCTTTTTTTCTGGATTCGTTAATTCTGGATTAATTGCTTCTTGTAATGCGCTCCAAAAATCGCTCCAACTAAGCGGTATCTCTCCCTTCAAGTTGTAACGATTCTTGGCCGTGTAATGTGGGCTACCAGTGGTTACCAGGACGCGCTCCCCGGTGTCGATGCCCTTGTTCCGAGTTTGGCCGAAGCCCTTATCTTCTTTGCGCAATGTAATTTTGTGCTTTGCAAAGAAAACGCAGTCCACGGTTTCGGCAACAACGCTTGAGCTCTTTTGGTGTAGTTTGAGATCGTGCTTGTCTAATTGGCCATACTCAGCATCGTCGATTTTCTTTTGCTGGTTATGCGCAATCAAGATGATTGCCATCTCCTTGTTTTGCCTAAGTGTCTCAAGCTTTTTTAAGAAGACTCGCCATTCTTGAGCGGCAGCATTGTAGCCATGCGAATAGCCAGCCTTATCAATGTTGGCCCATCTGTTCTTTTGGCATAGGTCTGCCCAGATCAAGGGCTCGAGGTGATCAATTGAATCAATGACCAATGTGCTGTACTTGTGGTCATTGTTGAGGAGGCTATCGACGGCCTCGAGGACTTCCTCGTAACTGGTCGCAATGCCTTCGCTCCCGAAATGGAAGGTGTCAATTTCTAACAAGCCTTCACCTTTTTCCGTTTGGATAAAAATAGGATTGGGTGCTTGGCTTGCGAAGGTCGTTTTGCCAACTCCGCTCGTTCCATGAACGCAAATCATTGGAGGGCTTCCTAAGCCCTTGGTTTTTTTAATTGCTGATAAATCTATAGCCATATTCTTTCCTTTTGTTTTTAAAAAAACTGGCGGGAGTCATGAATTACTCTGAGCTCTCTCCCGCCAGGAATGGTGCTAGGGGGATTCAGAGCTCAGAGGATTGTTTCAATGGTGATGTTGGGCTTTTGAGGTTCACTCACAATGCAACGCGAAAGAATCTTATAGGTTTCAGGTTCGTTGTTTTGCAGATATCGCAGTCGCTTGGTGTCCAGCACTTCGCTGATTTTGAGCGGCAGCATATCTACCGGGATTTCTTTCCGCACTTCGTTTAAGGCTTTGCCGTCAAAGCTGCGTTTGATTTGTTTTTTTACAACAATCTTTTTGTTGTGGCGTGTGGTTGTGGTGGCCTGTCCTTCGACTTTTTGCTCAAGCAAAGGCAGCATTCGTTGCTCAACTTCTAAACGCTTTTTTCTTGCAGCTTCCTCACAAGCCTTTTGCATCAGCCAAATTTCTGCAAGCTGGTCGAGATCAGGTTCGTTGTGATTAACAATGTTCAGGTTGGTCATGTCGCGCCTCGGTTGGTCTGTTTAGGACAACCTTAGCGAAACTTTTGGGACTTGTAAACTTTTAAGACTAATTCGTTACAAAATTTTTTATTTTATAAGCTTTAATGCTTTAAAAGATTTAGGATCAAAAGCATCTAAAAAGTCTTTGTAACCTTGCCATTGTTCATAAAGATTCTTGCCTCTTGTGTTGTAAGTGTCTGCAAAAAGCATGTCGGCGTGTGGCAGTGTGAAGACTCCGCCATCTTCGGCGAATTTCCGCCACACCGTCTCCATGATGTCGTCGTAATCTACTGGAACGCCAACTGAAAACCACTCGCTACCGCAAAACCACACCAGGCCAGGCATCACTCTATTGCCATTCTCATCAATGTTGGCCCCTAGATAGACCCTTGGGAATTTGAAACGCCGATCATCTGTCCAAACCGGAGACTTTTTTATTGCTCTCTCCACCATTGGGTGGTTCAAAAAAGTCTCGCAAAAACGGCTTTCTGATTCTGTGTGATATTCGGCGAGGTGCATCAATTCCAAGCCATATCTGGTTGTATGGCATGGAAAAACCTCGCCCATAAAAACATGATTTATAAAACTTTTAACTAATACTGAAATCCTTTTGTCGATTTGCGATTGAGTGTTAAGAATTGCTAGTCCCATTGTTTCTACTCCTACGAGGACTCCTCGTCTCTACGTCTTGAGCTTTCAAAAGCTCTTGCTTGATTGTTATTAATATTTTGTAGCGATCATCACTCAAAAGATCGACGTCGTACCAATCGTTTATGCGGCCATCAATGTGCTTTTTAGCTGGTCCTACAGAGAAAATCTCGTCCAGCAAAAAGCTCGGCTCGACGTTAAATAGGTTGCAAAGTGCTGCAACGAACTCTCTTCGGGGCGGCGATCTTTCAGGTACATCTTTTTCCCACTTGGCTAAAGCCGTGTGAGAAATATCTACTTTATGTTCTTTTTGCAAAATTTCTGATAACTCCCTTAGCGAGAGACCACGTGCTTTTCGCAAGTCTCTGAGTCGGTCACAAAATAAGACTCGTTGTTTCGCCATTTTTTCTTCCTTTTGTTTTTGTTTGGTCTGACTAGGACATTCTTAGACAGCGCAAGACAAGCTACCGTGTTTCGCTTTGGTTGACAAGTGTGACGGCAAAAAAAGTTTGGCAATTAGTTTTTTATTACTGTAAAACTGTGGGACGAATTAGAACCAATAGTACACAGTTATGCTTCCTGATTTAATCTGGACCAAGATAAAAGAATTCGGAATAACCAACCTTTCGAACCGATTAAACATCTCTCGCAGAGCGATTTATTCTTGGAATGATCGAGGCAAAATTCCGCCCGAGAGAATAAAAAGTTTGATGGAGCTACTAGAGCTCGACCTTGAGGAAATAAGCTGCGCAGTGTGGCGGGATGCTTCGTAGTATGAGCGCTCAAGAAGAAGCGCAGCGACTCATCGAAGAAGGGCTGACAGTCATCCCCGCACACCCAATCAGAAAACATCCTTTGGTGCCCTGGGCTCAGTGGCAGACTGAAGATCCGCCCGATCATTTGTATGAGCGTTGGCTGGGCAGAGAATTCGAGGGCGCAAACTACGCCATCGTATGCGGCAAACAATTGGTGGTAATTGATGCGGATAGCCAGGAGGCCGAAGTCTGGATCAAAGAGAATCTGCCCTTCACGCCACGCACGGTCAAAACTTCAAGAGGAAGGCATTTTTATTTTCAGGCATCGCCAGACTTAGAGATAAGAAACAGCACCAATGCCAATGCCAAGATCGATGTGAGGGGAAAGGGCGGCATTGTTATTGCTCCAGGCTCAGTTCATGAGAGCGGGGCGGTTTATACGGAAGAGGTGGTCGAGGGGTTCGACGGTGACTGGAGAGAGTTGCCGCCTGTTTTGCAGACAGACGTTTTGCGCATCGAGGACTACAACAAAGGGGGCGTGTTGCTCGACCCTTCAAAACTTGGTGTAGAGGAAGGTGGCGTTGGTGTTAGTGGACGCAATGACGCAACTGCAAGGAAGGCAGGACACCTTATAAAAAATGGCCATTCTTTAAACGAGACAATCGAAGAGCTCCTCCAGTGGAATCAATTTAACCGACCTCCGTTAGATCGAGAGGAGATCATTAGAACCGCTCGGTCGGTCATGCAAACGCATGAGCGTAATGAGGGGGTGAGAGAGAAAGAGAAGGAAGAGACAAAAGAAGTATTAAAAGGAGAGCTCGAGCCAGTTGCGTTTGCCTTGAGCGATTTCTCGAGCATTCCAAAAAGAGATTGGATTTACGGACGCCACTACATCAGAAAATTTTTAAGCGTCACGGTAGCAGCGGGAGGCACTGGCAAAACTGCGCTCACCTTAGCCGAGGCAATGGCAATGGCCAGCGGTAGAGACTTGCTGGGCGTTGAAACGGAAAAGAAAAGAGTCTGGGTTTGGAATTTAGAAGATCCGCTTGAGGAGCTCCAGAGAAGGCTCGCGGCCATTTGCATTCATTTCGGTATTGAGCCAAGTGAGTACAAGGACCATTTGTTTGTGAACTCGGGTAGAGATTCGCAGTTGGTGCTTGCAACGCAGGAAGGCAATCAATCAGTTTTGACTCCCGCCGTTGATGTGGTGACGCAATTCATCCAGGCATACAACATCGACGTCGTGATGGTCGATCCATTTGTGAGCTCGCACCGATTGAATGAGAACGATAACACTGGCATGGATCTAGTCGTAAAGGCTTGGGGCCGCATAGCCGAGGAGGGCCATTGTGCCGTGGAGCTCGTTCACCACGTTAGAAAAGCTCAAGCAGGGGCGTCTGCTTCTTATGGGGATGCCAGGGGTGCTTCAGCGTTAACC